TGAGTATCCGAACAGAATGGAAATCAAAGGCGCTGTTGAGGCGCCTTTCTTTTATGGCTTCGCTATGTCTAATCGATTCTATGCAAGACAAGAACGAGTTGCTAATCGCCTAATCAAGAAGTTCGGACAGACCGGCGCTATCCGGCGTACTGAGACATCAGGCGTTCCGTGGGACCCCGGCACGAGCGATGCCGACTATCCGTGCACATTGGTTGCGCTGGATTATGACCAGAAGGACGTCGATGGCACGCTGGTCAAGTCGACTGACAAGAAAGTCTACGTCGCCACCAAGGGCCTTACGATCCAGCCGACGACAACCGACAAAGTCATCATCGGCGGTGTCGTAAGCACGATTGTTCAGGCGAAGCCGCTCAATCCAGCGGGAACCGTCGTTTATTGGGAGTTGCAGGCACGCGCTTAGTCGGTTTTAGGTGGAGCACCGCAAATCTTATATGTGACTTTACGCAATGCGCTTGTTGCGTCCTCAGCAAGATTTTCAGGATCAGATCGAATTTCTTGAACTACAGCGTCGTAAAGCGTTCCAGCTTGGATCTTCGAGTTGCTGAAACAAGACTGGCGATGGAATGTGAGCCGATTGAGGGCTGGGTCCATCGTAAAGTCCGTCATCATATAGCTTGCGGCGCCCCTTATGAACGCCACGCCAAACCTTTCATCCATCTGCAGCAATTCGGCGCCAGAAGTGGCGTTCGCTTCTTGATGGCAGAAGAATGTAGTGACGCATGACGCCGCGATACCAACTGCTAGTTTTATCCCCATAGCCCGCTCAGTGGAATGTTGCCATGCTGAAACGACTAACACCACAAGAACGGTTTGAACAGCTTATCGCGAGATACGAACCAATCCTGCGCGCCGCATTCATGGCAGCCGTTGATGATATCCGTTCGAACATTGTCCTCCGTCGGATCGTTGAACGGCTGGAGAAGGGCGATATTGCTGGCGCCATTGATGCGATGTTCATCGAAGAGGCAGCGTTTAACCCGCTAGAGGAAGCGCTACGCCAAGCATTCAATGCGGGTGGGGTCGATACAGTTTCGAACATGCCGGCACTGAAAGATCCGGAAGGGCATACAGTCGTCATTCGCTGGGATGCGCGAAACATTGTTGCTGAAAACTGGCTACGCGATCATTCAGCCAGCTTTGTTTCAGGAATCGTTGCTGACCAGGTCGAAAGCATCCGCACCGCACTAATGGAAAGTCTGGCTCGTGGCGACAATCCGACGAACGCCGCCAAAGCCATCGTTGGGCCTGTGAACCGAGCTACTGGAATGCGGGAAGGCGGGATTATCGGTCTGACGGCAGCGCAGGCCCAGTTCGTTCAGAGCGCTCGTGATGAGCTGCTTTCAGGCGATACGACGCTGTTGAAGAACTATCTGGCCCGAGGTCGAAGAGACAAGCGATTTGACCGAACAGTGATGAAAGCGCTCAAAGAGCAAACCCCGTTACCCGCGGATGTCGTGGACAGAATCGTCAATCGATACAGCACGGGTCTGTTGAAGCTTCGCGCCGACACGATAGCGCTGAATGAAACGTTCAATGCAATGGCCGCGGCCAAAGACATCGCTTTTCGTCAGCAGATCGAAAACGGGAACCTTTCGGCTGACATCGTCACCAAGACATGGAGACACACTCCGCAAGAGCACCCGAGAGCGCAGCACGTCGCGATGAGGGGCCAGAAGGTAAGATATGACCAGCCATTCGTTGCGCCTGACGGGACCTTGATCATGTATCCGCATGCTCCAGGTATTTCCGTTCGCCACAAGATCGGATGCAAGTGCATCGCTGAATACAAGATCGATTTCGTCGCTCAACTGGTGGGATAATGGCCAAGTCTTTTGCTGCAACTGTCGGGCAATGGGCCGTTAAGGTCGATGGCGCGCTAGAAGTCGTATTCAAAGAGAGCGCGCAAGAGCTAGTCAGCCAGATGGATAAGCTTCTGTCTGATATGGTTTATGATCAGCCTTCATCGGAAAACTACCGGCGAACGGGGTTTCTCCGTGCATCTCTGATGGCATCACGTGAAGCCATGCCAAGGCTGTATCGAGACAATCCGGGCGCTTCGGTGCCTCCAGACCTTCAACAGGTCATTCTGGTGATCAACAGCGCCGATATCGGTGACACCATCTATCTCGGCTACACGGCGAACTATGCGGCCTATGTGCATTACGGTGCCAAAGGTGCGGCCCCGCGTCCGTGGGTAACGCTCATCGCTCAGCGGTGGGAGGAAATCGTTGCCGCCAAAGCCAAAGAAGTGAAGCAAAGGCTCAAGCTCTGACATGACGATCGAGAAGAGTATAGAAAACGCTCTATTCGAGCGTGTGGCGTCGTTGGTGCTTAATCCTGCGCTTCCGGTCGCTTGGCCCAATATAGCGTTCCAGCGGCCCGCCACGGGATATCTGCGCGTGACCCACGTCCCGAACACATCGCGCCGCCGGTTCGTCGGGTCGGCTGAGCCACATCAAAGGCGTGGAGTGCTTCTGATCGATGTATTCTTGCCACTGAACGGTGGCGCAACCAAATCGACTGAAAACGCAGGGAAGGTGGCCGAACACTTCCCGACTGACCTTAAGCTTCCGAAAGACGGATTATCCGTTCGCGTCACTAAGGAGCCCGACATCGCGCAAGGGTTCAGTGACGAGACGCACTGGCAAGTGCCGGTGACGATCACATACGACTGTTTTGCATAACATTCATCCGGCCTGAGCCGTTAACAGCCCCGATCCGGGGCTTTTTTCATATGGAGAAGACCCATGATTACAACTGCTTCGGGCTCTACGATTGCGATCGGGCCTGCAACTCCTGTAACCGGCGCGAATGAGGCCGCAATCATCACAGCGTACAAGGCTCTGACGTTTGTTCCGGTCGGTGAAGTCCAGAACCTCGGCGAATTTGGTGATGAGGCGAACGACGTCACGTTCACCAGCCTTTCGGATGCCCGTGTGCGCCATCTTAAAGGTGCTCGTGATGCTGGCGTACTCGCCCTGGTATGTGGCCGTGATCCGCTCGATGCAGGTCAGATCGCGCTGAGAGCGGCTGAAAAGACCAATCTGGCTTACGCAATACGTATCATCGCGAACGATGCGCCAGATGAAACCGGAACCCCGACAGAGTTCTATTTTCACGCGCTCGTACAGTCGGCCAAGGAAAGCTACGGCGAAGCTGACGATGTAGTCACCACGGCTTTCAATCTCGGCATTACAACCGCTGTATTTGAAGAAGAAGCCACCGCCGGAACGCCGTAATCCCAACAGCTTATCAACCGTTTCTTCACAGACGTATCAACAGGAAATTCACAGATGGATCTGTCAGTATTTGACGGCGCGGCGAAGGCATTTGACGAAGGTTTCGAGGTGGATATCGTTCACCCGACCACAGGCAAGAAGCTGGGCATGAAGGTTCGGGTTGCGTCGTATCAGTCGCAGCGCGTTCGTGATGTTCAGCGGCGCCTGGCCAATGCCAATATCCGCGACCAGAAGCGCAACCCAAAGAAAACCCAGACCGTTGAGGAAGTAGAAGAGCGCGCAATCGACGTGATGGTGGCTGCTGTGCTTTCTTGGGAAGGGTTCGAACGTGGCGGGAAGCCTATCGAATGCACGAAGGAGAACGTTCGTACAGTTCTGTCGAACCCCGATCTCTGGTTCATTGCTGAGCAGATCGATTCTGCAGCGGATAACCAATTGGCTTTCATCAAGGCCTTGCCAACGACCTGATATCGTTCGGTGAGGCCGTATTCGCCATACGTCGGCCATCTGTTCTGCCTGACTTCCCAGAAGAGCTACGGCACGTCTGGGAATGGTTTCTCGACCTCAATTCGAGACGGTCTGTCGGCATGGCTGCCAACCCTATCTCCTACGTCGATATTGACGCGTATTGCCGACTAAACGGCATCGCTATGCTGACGTGGGAGATCGAAATGATCTGCTTACTGGATAACGCCATTCTCGCTGTTACGCGGGCAGGGCAGAAAACGAAATCCAGTGACCAGTTAAAGAACGAAACGCCAGCCAGTGACGGTCATGGCGTCGCGTCGCTATTACGTGGATTTAAGCAGAAGAAGAAGTGAGGTGATATGCCAATCGCAGCCGACATTTGGATTGAGCCGATCCGGCCAAATGAAGATTCGTCTATAGTTGCGTCTTTCGCGCTCTCCGATCAGACGCTTGATGATCCGACGCGAACAGGGAAGCCTTTTCAGATGCCTCTAGAAGGCATTGGAGACGTGGCTTTCAATTTTGTTTGTTGCATTAAGGGCCAAGCCATTTACTCAGCCAGTCTGCCAAATCTGGCAGGTAATCAAGGCCGGAATCCAATGCGCGCTGAGTTATTGTGCCGAGAGTTTCTGCAGGCAATTCCTTAATCTTCGTGATCAGAGATGCTTTTACGCCATCGTCAGCGCTGGACGCCTCAATCTTCTGAATGAGAAGTTTTCTGATCGTATCGTCGTGAAGCCTTATGGTTACAACTCCAAGGATTGCGCCAAGCCCACCGTCATTCTGAAGGAAATCAAGACCTTTGGCGGTGATCTTCGCCATTACGGGGACCCGCTCTCGCATCCCGTCATGCCATTTCACCGCTACGAGGCCGTGTTCTTCGAGATAAGCGATGTTCACTCGGTAAACGTGATCGGGACCATCGTTCCCGCTAACATTCACAGCTTGAGGATAAACGTTTTGCAATCCTTCTAGAATTGCGTGTTGCGCTCCTCGGTTTAGTAGTTCGCCCATTCTCTTTTCCCC